CACATTGTGCCAAAGAGCAAGGGTGGGCCTCATTTCGCAAAATATAATTTAGTGCCAAGTTGTCAGTCTTGTAATCTTTTAAAAGGAGCTGAGCCTATTTTTGAATGGTGGCGTCCACAGCGTTTCTGGACTGAGAAGCGAGAAGAGCTTCTTCTTGCATGGGTGCATCATAATAGCTTTGTTAGCGCCCACACTTCTTTGCAGGATATTGAAGCATTCGCGGAGGAGCGTGATTATTACATTCCACCGTCAAAAGAAGAAGCCCCCATTTCTGGGGGCTTTTGTTATACAGAATGGCAGGCAGCTTAGGCTTTATCTACGGGATCAAATAGCACTTGCTTACCAGGAAGATCGTAGCGAATGCCTGGTATTGGACAGAAGCCATCCTTACAGCCATTGTCCACATTGTTTTCAATGGCAGCTAGAGCTTCACGCTCTTGATCAGTTTCAAGCGCAAAAATAAGCTGATTGAGATACCACTTGGCTTTCTCTAAATCTTCTAGGCCATTCTTGCTTTCATAGCGCCAAACGTATTTCAACACATTACCTTTACAAAAGCCGCGATAGGCTTCAGTGCTCATGCTGGCTTCAATGCCTTCAATGGCTTCAATGCCACCAAATGCATAGTGCTTGGGGCGTTCCACTGGATGGAAAGCTTCAGGAGCTTGTTCAAAAGGCATTGCCATTTTCCTCGAATGCTTGAAAGGCTTCTTTAAAGAGAGGGCGAGCCAATGTGGCCAGTGCTTGAGCGTAGCATTGAATTTCGCCCTGTGCATCTGGCTTGTCGCGCAATGACAAGAAATGCAGAAGAGCCTGCAAGCTGCAGGTCCACGTGAAGCTTGTGTACGTTGACATAGGCATAATTCCACGAGCCTGCTCCTTGCTCACGCCTAGCGTCAGAAGAGCCCTGTAAGCCTGCTTAGCCTGCTCTAGCGCCTTGGCGTATTCGATCATCGCCATTTTGTTCATAGAGGGCTCTAGAGGGCCAGCAGAAGCTTGTTTGTTGCTGGCGCTTTGCTGCCTAAATTCACGAGGCATGTAGTAAGTGTCATCATCGGCTTCGCAATAGCGAAAGCTTTTTTCATTCCAGCCGAGTTGGTCATTGGCATACGTGCCACCAATAACATGCTTCCACCATTGACGAGCAATAAACAGCGGAGCTTTTACTTGCCATTTTGTGACAACGCCCCTAAAGGGACTGGTGTGCTGATGCTTCACCAAATAGTTAAGAAGCTTTTGATCCTTATCAGTCCACTCAGTAGAGGCTTGATCGAAAGACTGCCGCGCATCACAAACAATGTCAAGCGAAGTTCCCATCCAATCGATGAGCCTGACAAAGCTAATACCGTCACAGAGGGGATCAATGATCTGAAGGGGAGAAGATGTCATTTGTTGTTGTAATTAGTGGGCCAAATAAGCATGCGAATAGTGATGACAATTAGCACCCACTGCCAAAAGCCAAGGATGAATCCTGGAAAAATCCAGCCCACGCAAATGCTTAATAGCCATGAACGCAGGCAAATAAAGCCAAAGGCAACAAGGATTTCAGCGATGACTTTGCTGACCACCTTGAGCGAATCGTCTTGTGTTGGAGATAAAGTCATGAATCAAGAGGAAGGGGCGAAGCCTCTGGAAGCCAATGATAGGCGCCACCTTGGTTTCAGCGTGCCAAACAATGCGAGCTTTGCTTTGTCCTCCATCTTTCACGATGGCGGCAATGGTGCCCAAAAGGCTCGTGGGCATCCATCCCGCAGCAGTGGGCTGCACGTAGACGACGGTTTGCCCAACTTCCCAAGAAAAAGACCTTGGCGTTTTCGGGAGGGCTCTGAAGGAAGCCGTACCAAGCTTTTCGGCTTTCCTTCCATCGTCCACTGCGTAAACAAACTGCCTGCCATTTCTCTGCATCGCTAGGCTAAAGCAAACGACGGGAGCCCTATGTCAAGAATGTTTTCCATTCCAGTAGCATTAAGCTACAACGGACGCGACTACATTGCTGAAATGGGGCCTTTTGAACGGAGCATGGAAAGGGACTTTGCCCTTGTCGCCAATAAGAAAGCATTGGACGAATGTAACGACATTGATAAGCTCAAGGAGGTGGCATGGAATATGATGCAGGGCTGGAGCAACATGCAAGATGCCACTGCTTCGCTTGTCAAGGAAAACCTTGAACTGCGTCAAGCCATGCAGATTCAGCAAATGGACTTAGAAGCAGCAGATGCTTTGCTTGGCGAAGCTGGAGAAGCCATCAAGACATTCGCAGAACAGCAGCAATCTTCTCAAGCCAAGCGATTTCTTTGGCCGTTTGGGAAGTAAGCAAAAATACTTTCCAGCCACAAAGCATGGCTAAGTTAAACTTTCTGGCGTCTCGTTCGTAGCCAGAGCCAGTAACATGACGACCACGATTAAAAGTGCCGCCTTGTATTTCAATGAGAGAGCGAGAAGGAAGATGTGCAAAATCTGCCCTGTAACGTTTTGAACGCTTGCTTTTTGCATAGCGCTCTTGAAAATCAGCTTCCCAAGCCTCTACATCGCTGAATTCCCTAATCAATGGGAGATCGGGATAGTGAGCTTGCCAAAGCCCGAGAAACTGATCTTCTAATGCGCTCACGAGCTATACAGCAGCAAAAGCTACTTTAGCTCCTTGATTTTGATATTTACCATCGCCATAGGCGCTGGCGACATCGTTTTCTAGCTTCATAAACATCACTTGAACGATGCCTTCATTAGCGTAGACCCTTGCTGGAAAAGCCAAGGGATTGACAATACAAATAGTGAGATAGCCAGACCAGCCAGGCTCAATTGGCGTAACGTTAATGATTGTGCCTTGACGTGCATACGTTGACTTCCCGTCAGTGATGCCCATCACATTGTTAGGCATCGAGATGCGTTCAAGGCTAACGCCAAGAGCGTAGGAAAAAGGCGGAAGCACAAAGAACGTGCTGCCATTTTCTTGCCGAGGCGTCTGCTCTTCCATCAGCTCCGTGTCGAAGCTTTTCACATCCAGATGGAAGTCCTTACTTACGCTGTTATCAATGACCATAAAGCCTTCAGGAGAAAGGCGCAGGTCATATCCAGCATGAGACAGTCCATAAGACAATGCTTTCGTGCCATTGTCTAGTTCGCGACGCTTCTCTCCAGTGAAAGGAAAGATGATGTCGTTTTCAGCGAGAATGCTAATTTGCTTGTCGTTAAGAAGCACTGTTTGAAGAGCGAGAAAACAAGCCCATGGAGAGCCAAACAAGAATTGCGGCAGGCCAAAAGGGCACGGACGGCCAGATTGACTGGACCGCCCATGCCCCTACACAAGCCGCTCCAAAACTAAGTCCCAAGACAATGACCAATGCCAAAAGATAGACAGGCCAGTCAGTGGGTTCGGAGCGCTTTGCCATCAGAACAGATCGTCGTTAGACGAAGACGATGCGAAGCTGCTGCCTGCACTTTCGCCGTTCTGCCAGAAGGAAGAATAAGCTTTAGGGCTATTCTCCATCTTGTTGACAGTCACTTGTCCCTTGAAATGAGGGGCAGTGTCCTTATCACGCTTGTCGTTGTTCCACAGTGCCACGCGGAAGCTGTAGTTTCCTTGCGCATTGGGACCAGCCTTTTTGGCTGCATTCAGAATGTCGGGGGTGAGATCGACAGTACCGCTGAAAACGGGGAGATTGCCAGAGGGCATTTAGTGTTCCTCAGAAGGAGAGTGGTCGGCCCTGGAGGGGCTCTAGAAGCATAGCTGGTGCAGACGAGGAGTCAAGCTCCACGGTCCATAGAAATGGTTAAGGGGCGTCCGCCTGGGTAGTGCTCAAAAAAGTACTGTTGAGTCTTCTGAGCCATGATCCCTGCCTGCATGGCAAGGTCAGTGCCATCAAGGCTCACGATTTGAGCCTCCTGCCCTTCACCAGTATCAGGGTCGTAAATGGCAATAGCGCAATGCGCCTCGTTGATTTCGATGCCATACATCTGCTCAATGGCTTGGCAATAGGCTCCGAGCTGCATGCGGTAGTCGCCTAGCTGCGTATCAGGCTTTTGTTTGTAGCTTGTCTTCCAATCAAGCAGGGCGATATTGCCGTTGCCCATGGTCGCAAGCATGTCAAATGTGCCTGAGTAGCCAGTTTCAGTGGAGGGGCAATACCAAGCAATGGCACTTTCCACCAACAATGGACTGGCCACGCTAGTTAGGAAGTTGGCAATGCTGTCGAAATAAGGAACGAACAATGGATGGGAGTCAAGATGACAGTTGATGTCCTCGCCGTTCCAGAAATCCTCTAGCACGCCGTGAAGCCAATTGCCACGTTCTACGGCAGAGCGTGTGCGACGATTGGCTTCCTCATTGCCTACTTTCTTCCTCCAGTTCATGAGCGCCGCAATCTTGCCAGGCGGCGAACACGCGCTCGCAATAGTTGTCACAGAGGGCAAAACAATGCCTTCTGGGGCATTTGGAAAATTTTGCAAGCAATAGTAACGACGGTTGTTGATCTGAAGCCGATTGGGTTCGTAGCGGGCGAGAGAAGGCATAGAAAGGGCGTTGAGACATAGGTCGTAGCAAGGCATTGATTAAAGCAGTGCGCTCATTTCATCTTTGAGCATTTCAATGTCGTGCTCTAAATGGTGAACAGTGTCACGAAGATCCAAGATGTCATTTTGCATTTCTCCCAAGAGATTAAATAGGCTTTCTAATTTCAGGCCGCGATCAGCCATTAACAAATCAGCCACTTCGTGGCCGAGTGGATCCAGAAACGATGAGGAGAGGATCGTCTCGCGGTTGTTTTTAGTGGTCATTTTTCGTTCAAGACATATCTGATGGAAGTAAATGCGAATTGGAAGCAATGTAATCACCAAGTATTTGCTCTAATTGCTCTTGCCTTGTTTCTATACCTTTCATGTGCTGAATAATACTTAATTCAAGGTGTTGGTCGTTATCCAACCAGCAGCTTACATTTTTTTTACCTTCCCTAGTTTCTGGTCTTTTTGATTTAACTGGTGGAATAAAAGACGGATCGCGAAAAGACTGCATTTCCTTGCCGCTTCGCAAATGTTCATGTAATTTTTGACCAAGGGGTACTTTTTCGTAAGGCCAAAGAGATTCAGTGCTGGAAGGTCGTATAAATTTTACCCCTAAAAAAGTTGCTCGGCGTCTTAATCCATTGCGCGAAAGATTCCATTTTTTTTCTAAGTCCCTAATAGGAATTCCTTGCTCGGGATGATTTTGTGGAATTTTTGTTCCTTTTCCACGATTGCAGTCAGCGCATAGTACTTGAAGATTCTGCTCCACCGTGGCGCCTCCTTTGCTTCGTGGAATAATGTGGTCAATTTCAAGGCAGTTGGTCGCACCACATGCGCAACATTTAAAACCATCACGCTCTAATATTTTGTAGCGAAGGGTTTTGGGAATTGTTTTGCTCATTTTTCATTCATGTCCCAGAAATATTCGCAGCCTTCTTCCGTATGAGGCGGCGCTGCAAAATAACTTTGGAAGCGATCAGCGGGCGCCATGTAACGCCAGCAATCTTCCTTGACAGGGCATTCGTGGCCCGTACACATTGCAATATCAGGCAATTTTTTGCTCCTTTAAGACTTGAGGGACAAGGCGAATCCGCATTTTTGTATCAATACCAAGCTTGTTTTGGTGGCAAGATACATGCATGGGATAACCGCAGTATCCCGTAATTAGACAGGCATATTTATAGCGAAAGCTTTCTTTTGTGCCCGCCGCTTGACACTGTTTCCAGTGGCCAGATTTGACATTTTTCTTTCCTGCGATTGATCCTCCAATTTTTCCTGCATTTGAATACTGCTCAAAAGATAAAGCTTGACCACCTTTTGATCCAGCTTTCTTGTTTTTAATGGTCATCCACTCATGAAATAAATCCAATAATTCTGGCCAGTCATGCTCTATAAATACTTGTTCCCAGCTCCAAATACAAGGATGATTCATAACGCAAGATTGGATCACTCCATGGGCCGCATGTTGAGATGTGGTTAATTTGACTGTTTCCGTTCCGCCAAAGCACTTGGGTGTTGGATGATGTGCATTATGCAGTAAATCTGGATCAAGCCCAATTGATTCATTGTGCTCAAGGCATTTTGATGTGAAAAAATTTAAATCATCAATTGTTGGCATTGTTTTGTTTTGAACCCATTTCAACTCGGACAAGATTACAGGAGTGAGCGATGTCATAGAAAAATTGACAGGTGTCTGTTTTGGAGTGCAAGGCAAGTTGTCCGCTTAGCATTGAATCCGCCACCGTGGCCAGAACAGCAGCAATACGACGGTCGCTGCTAAGCGTATCGTCAGGAAAGCTCCAGAATGCTTCATGGCAGGCATCAATCAGCGTCCGTCTGTTCGTCAACATTTTTCAGCAGGTCCGAAAACTCTTCTGCTTGTGCATTGAAGGCATCAACAATGAGAGAACGGGAGTAACCACAGCCCATCAAATAGCAAGCAAAGTCCTCGACAACTTCGTATATAGTTGCCTTGTAGCTTGTCACTTCAATGTCAAAGCTTGGATCGCCATAGCGATTAGTTATTGAATGCTTCCATGAATGTTTCCATGGAGAAAGAGAAGAATCGTTCATGGTAGAACTAAGCTTGCAAGGAACAGAATGAGCAAGGCTAGAGCTGTAGAGGCAAAAGCAACCAGCAGGAACAAGCCAAGAGGATCGTCAGCTAAAGAGGCTGGAAGAAATGCAATCAAGAGGGGCATGGTCTTCATTAAGGCAAATGGTTCCAGCAAAGGCCCGCGCAAAGCGGGCCGCTGCTAGATCTATGGCTTTTTTGCAACGAAAGCTTTCATTGCTTCAACCATTGCCTCCGCCGTATCACAGGCGCGAACAAGATCAATTTCCTTGGTCATCTCTGTTTTGGTGATGACCATTTGCTCTTCTTTTGCCCAGACAGTCAT